GCTTTCTGGACATCTTCAGATTCTGCACCGAATAATCCAATAGCCCCCTGAACTGCACCTACTGCCCCTGCTGCTAAACTCGCTGCGCTTGTTAACGCTTGGAATCGCTTACCCGGATCGAATAGACTTGCCTGCTCATTTGCATCTTGTATGCTATCCCTGATCCCCGCTACTTTCTTTGCTGCTTCAACGGCTTCCGTACTTAGATCCCCAAACTTTTGCCTAGCTGCTTGGAGTTCAAGCGTTGCTTCTTTGAGTTGCTTTTTTAACGGCTTGACATCCGCATCTAAAATGATCTTATTTTCTTCAGCCATTGATTAGGTATTTTAAAGGTTAGGGGAATCATTTTGATTCCCCATTTGTACTACTCTGCTTCTGCTTCTTCCTTCGGGTTCTGCTCCTGCACTTGCTGTGCTAGGAATTGGATAAAGGACATCCCGTACTTTGTAGGCAACTCTTGTGCCCATGCTTCTAGCATTTTGATTTGTTCTTCTGTTAGTGTGATTTTCATTTGATTTGGTTTTTAAGTGAATCGATTTCTGTTTTAAGTTCTTGTATTGCCTTGACCATTGTCACAATTATAGCGTTATAATTTAAGCCGATAAAATCATCATTTTCTTCATAGGCAATAGGAATAAAATCTTTCACTTCCTGTGCAATAAATCCAACTTGTTTTTCATCTCCATCTTCTTGAAAATCCATGTTGTACAAAGTAGGTTTTAAACCCATGATTGCATTTATCCCTAAAGTATATTCTTCAAAATTTCGCTTTCTTTTTATATCAGAAGCAGCAACCCAAACGGAAGAAGAATTTAAAAATACATAGCCTCCATTATTTGAATATCCTTCTAGTCTAGAATTTATGCCTCCAATATAACCATGTGCAACACCTTGATATCCGACCGCTAAGGATAAAGAATTATTATTTGAAGTTACAAATAATGTATTCCCACTTCCATAAATAATTGTTTGGGTTTCTCCTATACGCATTCTTTCTATTGTATCAGTTCCTTTGGTAGAATTAAATGTATAACTACCATATACAACATTAGAACCTTCAATAGAATTAAAAACTGTGTTTCCTCCTCCTGCTAAAATAGTAAATCCTTGGGTTGTTTGTTCGCTTCTTATTATTCTAAATTGAGGAATACTCGTGCTACCTTGTACAACTAATGGATTTGCAGGACTAGCCGTGCCGATGCCTACATTGCCGTTTCCTTTAAACATTACAGTAGCATTCGTGTCCTGATTAAACTGAATGTCTCTTGTATTATTTGTTGGATTGACTATTTCAGCCGTAAAACCATTGCGTAATAAAATACCATTACTTGCACCATCTGTACGAATAGTTCCTGTGGCTGATATTGTACTTGAGAAGGTAGCCGCACCTGTGGAGGCTATAGTTAAAAATCTTGAAGCAGCAGCATAATTATATACATTCCAAGAATCATCACCACTTCCAAAATTAGTACCGAATGCCCATTTATTTGTACCATTTTGTTGAGTACCTATTCCGCTTGGTTGATTTGTACCTGTAGTATTTAAAATTAATAAAGGAGTACTTGAATCTGCACTAAAAAGTGTTGCTCCACCTGAAGGTGATAAAGTAAATTGTGTTGCATCTGTTCTTAGGTGTATTTTTTTGGCAGAACCCGACCTTATTTCAAAATCATCCAAAACTCCAACAGTTAAGCTACCTGAGTTGCCAATATTTCCAACACCTACCCCATTTCTACTAAAGGCAAGAACTCCACCCGTTGCAAATGTTGAATTGAATATTGCCATTTCAACTGAACTAGTGCTAAATGTTTTTAGAGCAGTGATAGTTTGTGCAGTTGCTAAAGTTACATAGGTAGATGCAGCACTTGAAGTAGTTAGGTAGGAACTTGAATCTACACTACCATCCGCTTTTAAGAATTCACTAGAAGTACCTCCTGATTTTATTAATGATGAAGCCGTAACACTACTTGAAAAGGTCGCTGCCCCTGTAGCTGATGCAAAAGAAAGATTTGAAATTCCTGTAGCATGATTAAATAAAACCCAATCTGCAGTTGATAGTGTTGGTATTCCAATAGACCAATTATCTACACCTGCAGTTGACATTTTAAATAATGAAGCAAAAGAAGTGGTACTTCTATTAGCAGTAATTATACCATTTGTACTACCAAAAGTTGCAGTAGTTCCATTCAAAGCACCTGTCAAAGTTCCACCTGCTAGGGGAAGGTAAGTAGAAGCAGCAGTCCCTGTAGTTAAGTAGGTTGAATTGTCATAGCTTATAGTAGTACCGCTTATCTTGACAAATCCTGTTCCATTCAAGGCTGCTTGCTTTCCGTTAAATGTAGACCAATCAGCACTACTCAAAGCACCTCTATTCGTAGCACTTGCAGTAGGTAGATTGAAGGTGTGGGTAGTACTTGCACTTGAGATACCGAAGTCTGTTCCACTAGTCCCTGTAGCAAAGTTCTGCACCTGCGCAGTCAAGCCATTCAAAGCAGTTAAGCCTGTGGTGAATGTGGTTATAACTTGACAAAGGTGACTATTCTCTGTGTGCAGGGTTATTGTCCTTCCTGAGTTGACTACAAATATTCGAATAGCTAGTCTATCAGTTAATGTTAGGCTAGTAGTAGGTACTGCAAGTGCTGAGAAATAAGGGTTGATATTAGTGCCAAATGCTATGAGTTCAGGAGTGCCTGAATTAGAAGCTATCAAAGTAGCTGTTCCTCCTGAATTTACCTTATAAAGTTCAATGTAAAAGGTAGGACTACCGCCTCCTGAATTTGCACTAAAGTAGGTCTCAAAATTCCAATTGCCCGCAGGGATTTCTAGTAAGGCAGGATTGCCTGCATCCGTAATGAATGAAGCTATGTATCCGTTGGATGCTATTCCTACATCTGTTCCTGCACCGAATACAGGAACTCTTGACATTTGGCTATAAGCAATTCCTCCTATACTTCCCTGAGATACTGATAGATTAAGGTAGTAGGATACAGAAGAACCGCCACCTCCTCCACCTTGTGGAAAATCAGCAAGGCTACCATCACCCCTGATATATTGTGATACAGTTCCTGCACCTGTGACTGCTATAGTTCCGCTTCCTGTGATCGGGCTATTTGCAACAGAAAAGGCAGAAGGCATAGAAAGACCTACGCTTGATACCTTACTATTAAAAGTTGACCAATCAGCAGAGGACAAAGCCCCTCTATTGGTAGCTGAGGCAGTAGGGATATTGATAGTGATATTCCCCGAACTTGTAACAGGTGAACCTGTCACATTTATGTTTGTTCCCGTAGTACCTAATGTGATGCCTACAGAAGTGACACCCACATCTAGGTTGTCCTGCATCCAATCCTGTAAGGTGGAAATAGTTACTTTGTTGGTAGTTGTAGCACCGCTTGCTACTATAGGTAGAACATCATTATTCGCAATATTAATGCGCTCTACTAGTTGACTTATTCTCTTATCTGCCATATCAATTAAATATAAAATCTAGAAGTTCCGTTTTCCTGTAGCATATAGAAGTCATCTTCAAGAAGGATGTAGTCATAGTCTACAGGACTGATGTTTCTCAGGATCTTGAATAGGGATACATAGGAAAGCCCGTTCGCTATAGGGTTATATTTATCGACCTTCTCAAGTTGGAAGAAGTGAACCCCTACTTTTACAATAGTCCTAAAATCTAGATTCATGATATCCGTAGGTGTCAAGTAGAAATACCCCTCAAGAAGCCTACTATTCCTGTCACCTATTGAAGTGATCAGTCCTTCATAGTATTCCTTGTATAGGTTAACTCCTGGATATACACCAATCGAGAAATAGACCTCCCTAGGATTAGAGAAAAGCACATCAGTATTCGGTGCTATAGGATCATCTAGGTGACCTGCATAAGGGTAGGCTGTGTAGGTCACATCTACATTCCCTGCATATCTTATCTTCCAATTAGGACATGATATCTGTGGCTTCCAATAGGCTATACGAGGCTTAAAGTTATCAGGTATTTTGACACCATTTTCTACCTTGTAAAGGTGAATCATGATCTGCCCTGCTACCTGCTCCCTCATTACAGGAGGACTGAATACCACCTTCACAGTCTTTGTTTCTAGAATAAAGTCATTGTCTATGATAGTCCTAGATTCACCATAGGCTTCATTGAATTTGGTCTTATAGGATGTACTCCAATAGTCACTATCATCATCAAATGTAAGCCTGTATTCCTTGGCTGATAGTTCGGATAGTGGGGTGATTGAGATCTCTTTGCTTTGATCTAGCTTATCACTCCAATCTAGTGCCTGATCCTTGAAGGTTCTGTAGAATTCATTGTATGGGATTATCTCTAGGACATTTGTCCGAAGCCTGTCCTGAGTCACATACAGGTTATACATTGAGATGATAGACTTCAAGAAGTCACGCTGCTTTAAAGATTTGGGTAGCGTGTATTCTATCTTCATAGTATCCCCCTGCTCAAGTTCTACTGCCACGGGTACTGTGTTGCCTATTTTGAAAGATCCTAAAGGTGCTACTACTACTTCTGTCTGAATGTTTGGATTATCACCTACACCCTGAAGTGCTTGACCTGTCAATCTGATCTCAAAGTAGTCATCAAAAGCAAGGTCTATTCCACCTGAAATATCAACAGTCCAAAAGTAAAATTGACCTGCTGAAATTAGTTGGGCATTTCTGGTAGAAGACAAAATCTGTGATCCATTCTTTAAAACAAAAACTGTCCATTGATTATTCGTGAATGATTCTAGTGATTCAAATGATAGCCTAAGATCTAAGGTCAATCCTGTGTTCAGGTTCTGTGTCTTATTCCATCTGAATCTAGTGCCTGAGTTTTGGATAGTAAACCCTGATGCCAAAGTGCTACTAAAATTTAGCAGCCTAGTAAAGGAAGGTGTGGTAGTAGTTTCCTGCTGATATAGGACAGGAGTCTGATGCAGTAGGGTAGTGCTTTCCTTGGTGATGGTCTTCTCTGCCGTGATCAAAAGTAGCTTTCTGAAATAGACTGAACTGAAGATCGGGGCAGTCACTTGGAAGTTAGCCTCAGCAAAGATCCTTTTAAGAATCTCACTTACAAATACAGCAGGTTTGAAATTGGTGATAGGAAAGGTGACATTGCCATCTGTTGAATAGCCATAGTCTACCAAAGGATAGACATAATTGGAAGCACCATCTACCCAATCTGTTCTACTCCAAGAAGCCTCAATATTTGCACGATTCCAAAGATGGTCATAGTCATCAAAATCTAGATCAGCTAGAGTCTTATCCCCTAGTTCATGAAGGATGTCCCTTAGCCTTCCGAACATATTCACTTCATATACTATGTCCCCTGATTTTGAGTTGATCTTCATCATCCTTAGAACCCCATCAAATATTTTGACATTATCTAGGAAGATTTGCGCTTGTGCTTGCTTTGCAGGGTTGAAGTTCTGCCCTATGTTCACATCCCCTACTATGTAATCATTGCTTACAGAGATGTCAAAGATGTTTCCAAATAGCTGCTGATTCTTAGCCGTACTTGGTAGGGTTAATGTCTTTGAATAGGAAGTGTTCCTTCTCTCAATGTCGCTAACATCAGCCACAGAGAAGGTGAATTCTACATCTATATCACCTAGGGTATCCGCTTCTATACCTTCTACAAATAGCCGTGCACTCATATTACCTGTCGGAGGTTAGAAAGTTGAAGTTCAATATCTAGTTCAATATTGAATACTTTATCAGAAGCAGTCTTCTTGACCTCATAGCTAGTAGGCATAGGCTTGACAGGAATCCATGAAGGGGTGATATAGTTATCATTCACCACATTCAAGAAGACCAAAGGGGAAGAATGCAGTTCACGAAGTAGTTCAGCCTGGGCATCTGTTAGATAGTCTGAAATGATCTTCCAATTCTGTGTTTCATTTGTGTAGTAGATTGGATTGATGTTCTTCACCACTATCCCATTAGCCTCATAGATATCTCCTGAATAGTTCCTTTCATATCCCTTCTTTTCAATCTGAAAACTAGTCTTATTCACTAGGTCAAAGTTGAAGAAATCAAAAGCCCCGAACTTATTCAAGTAGGCTATGCGCATAGGATCATACTTTCCACAGGATTGGGTGAATAGGGTAGCAAATTTGTACCTCCTTGCAGATCCGTTATTCCAATTCACAAATAACTGAATAGATTCCACATTTGCCCCGTAGGTCATGGGAGTGATTTTGAAATAGGTCACACTTGGAGTAGCTACAGCAGAAGGGGTGATGAAATAGGTAGCCGTAGTAGCGTTTGTGTAGGTGACCAATAGTTCGCAGTTTGTCAAAAGGCCTGTGTTAATGAACCCTATGATCTGTGAATCTGATTCCCTTGCTTTGATAGTAGTCCAATCTGATAAAGGCTTGTAGACAGTATTGCTAGATCCTGAATACTGAGTCTGATTTGCATACCAATTCTTTAACTCTAGCAGAGGCAAAGCACCTGCAAAAGCATACTTAGTAGAACTCACTACCTCACTAGCCAAAACTATCACAAATTCCCCTGCTACTTCATAGTACTCATAGCACTTCAGGTAGAAGCCCTTGATCACATTGGTAGAACTAGATGAATTCGCAGTCTCATAGAATCCCTTGGAATAGGTGAAGTCTACAGAGACATACTTAGAGACATCAAATTCTACAGGATCTCCTGCATCAGCAGGGCTATCATAATAGGCAGTAGTTACCAATTCATTTGCTGCATTGTATACCTTCACCACATACTTGAAACCGATCTCCTGAGAGTTCGTGCTGCTTATGGTGTAGTTAATCCTGTTGAATGCAGGTAGGATACTTATGCTTGGTTGGGTAAGTGTTATCATTTGCTTATTCTTAAAACTAGTGATTCTGCTCCTATGGTTTGAATGTCTACATTGAACTGAGGGGTGGCTTCATCTACTGATCTCTTGATGAAATTAGTACCTGCTATTCCGTACTTCTTTAAGAAGTAGGCAAATAAGGTAACCCTAGTAGAAATCTGTGGTAGTATTCTTCTACCTTTTAGAGTTTCATCACCTGTTTTGATCCTAAGATTCCTAGCCTGTACCTCCATATTCTTTCTTTGCATCCATCCTTCCAATTGTTTCAAGGCTTCAGGAGGCATATAGTAATTCTTAAATTGATAGTATCTACCTTCTGCATTAGGGTAGACCTTCTTGTTTTTGATGCTATGCTTTACACCCTTGACCCCTTTATCTATGTAGTCAAAGTATTCTGCACCTGTTGGAATCTCTACTCTATATCCATACCTAGTTTCAATGATCACAGGTTCTCCAAAGGATGCCTTCATCCTACCTGAATCCATTGGTGCATTTGCCTCAAGTTTATCAGCTAAGTTGTAACCTAGCCGAAGTAGTGCGCTTTCTACATTTTGAAGTAGGATTTCTTCTGCCTTAAGTACATATTGATTCCCTCGAAGTTTATTCCCTCCAATTGTGATATTGGCTACTTCATCTTTTGTTGCAACTGCCATTTTTTATATTGTGCTTCTTTGTCTTTATTAAAGTCCTTCAAATATGCTAGGGTATTCAAGTACTCAATCACCCTGAGATCATAGGCTGCATTGACTGTGATGTTTTGGAAGTCTGCCACCTGCTTAGTGCTAAATACCCACCCCCACCTTTCCATAAATCCACTACCTTCTCCGCTAGATCCTGATTCAGCATTGAGGAGATTATTGTATTGCTTATTAATTCGCTGAATAGTTGACAAAAAAAAAGCATACAGCTATACACTTCTAGAAAATTTGCCCCTAGCAAATCATCAGCCACCACATCATGAGGGACTACCCCATAGCCTTGATACTTATCACCCTGCATAGGTAGAAAGAAACACGCTGCAATCTTATTGATCTGCATAATCTCCCCACTAAATGAAAGGATATCTATGTACTGCCCTGCCGTGATCTCGTGTAGTTCAAAGCAGAACTTGTATCTGTTATCTCCTACCTGCAAATAGTCCACAGGCTTGGTCTCAGGGATGTTGTCAAAGAAGGATAACTTCTCTGCGTACTCATGCAAGAGATCTCTGTACTTGAAATCATCATAGAATTCTTCATTATTCCCCTCCACAATTGAAAGCATTTTTTGCTGCTTCTCAATGATGTTCAGATTTGCGTTTGTCTCGATATCGTACAGGCTGATGAACTGCCCGACAGTCAATTTATCCCACATAGTTCTAAATATATTTTTTTGGTTTGATGTATCTATCTGAATGAGTACTTCCCTAGATGGCTTGATGTGATCTTATTCACCACCGAATACCTAAGCGCATCTAGTGCGTGATTGAAATTATCCACGGGGCGATTAGTTAGCAATCCATTTTTATCTTCTATGTATTTGTAGTTCCGTAGTTCCTTGATCAGGTTGTAGCTTCTTTCTGTTGCGAATAGCTTGTATCTCCTGATGATGTCTATCCCTATATTGATAGATCCTTTGATAGTAGGCTTCACATTCCATCCCATCCTGTAGATTTCTTCAATGCTTTTAGGTTCGGCACTATCTGCGAATACTTCATTGCTTCTGTCAAGCCCTAGAACCTTCATCTCATTTGCTATGTCCTGATTGGTCATGCCTGTTCTGTACAGCAGTTCATCCACATACATAGAATCATCTAGGATGTAGGTTCTCACTAGGCTAGTAGGATCTGAACTATACCCGAAGTCTAGACCATAGCTAACTAGCTTGGCTTCCTTTGGTATTTCTTTGGTGGTACTAAATGTATATACTAGGGATCTGCTCTGCCCCCTTTCACCAAGTCCATATACCCTCCAATAGTTTTCATCTATATCCTTGAGTCTTTCAATCTCTTGTTTGATCTCAGCCCCCAAGAAAGGGTTATCCTTGTAGGTGGTTTGATAAAATTCGACATCCTTTCTAGGGAGTACTTGGTCATAGATCCAATGAAATTCTTCTGAAGGGTTGAAATCAATGATCACCTTTTCATTCGTTCTGAATAGTAGCTGCTGCCAATCTTCAAAGTTCAATTCATTGGCTTCATTAGCGAATAGCAGATCCCTCTTTCTACCCCTGATCTTCTGAGGCATATCAAGTGATATGAATTCTATGGTGTTGCCGTTTAGCTTGTATTCTGATGCTGTCTTTGAGTGATCATCTTCTGAGTAGATTTCATGATCCTTCAGGATGGTAAGGAAGTCACGCATGACAGTACCCCTCAAAGCAGGGTAGGTCTTCCTACAGATCGTGATGACCTTATTCGTGTTCTTTTCGCAGTATGAAAAAATGATCCATAGAAGGATGTTATAGGTCTTCCCTGATCTAGTGCCACCTTGCTGAACTACTATCTTAGCTTTGCTAGTCTCAAGATGCCTGAATACTTTATTTGTTTTTATACTAGATACTTTCATCTAGAATAGTGACTTCAAAAAATTTCTTTCCATCTGCACCTGTGATCTCCTGCCTTTCTACATAGCCTCTTTTCTTCAACTTTGTTTTACACGCAAAGATGATAGCAGTAGTATCCTTATCCCTTATCTTTTCTACTAAGGCATCCTCCACAAAATCAGCAAAATCTTCTTCAGGTTCAATAGATTCCAAGGCAGCTAGGAATTCAGCATCTTTGACTTTCCAATCGTAGAAAGTTCCCCTATCCATACTAGTAGCCTTACAGGCCTTTGATATATTACCAAAGGCCTTTTGATAGGCTTCAAGAAATGCTTTCTTTTTTAGATCCATTTTGTGGATTATTGTAGTTTAATCTAGTTTTTCGTTGGCTACTTGCAAAGGTTCTACAGGTGTGATATCCTTTTCCTCTAGCTTGTTCGGGATACCTGCATCATCTAGCAACTTCTTAAACAAGTAAGCTAGATCAAAGATTCCCTGTTCTTCATCTTCAAGGGTTACGCTAATCACTTTGTTTTCACTATTGAAATTCAATTGAAATTTTGACATGATTGGTTTTTTTTAGAATGGTAGATCGTATTCTTCAGCCTGATAATTTCTAGGAGTAGTAGGCATCTTGTTAACCTGTGGGGTATTATTTTCTTCCTTTTTGTAATCGTTTAGGGTAATGGCTACATCTTTGCCGTATTCATTCGGCTTATCGTAGATATTGATATTCAGGTTCACATACTTCTTCCCGTTGTAGGTGTATGCGTGTGCCTCAGCATCAGATATACAGATAGCAGCCGTGATCCATGAATCACTTCTTTTCTTTCCGTTACCTAGTCTAGTTTTTGGTTTGTTGTCCATGTTTATGTATTTGGTTTTCTTCTTCTCTTTATCGGCTTGTTTTCAATCACAAGTTCTTCTGTTTTGAAAGGCACTTCCGCTACTTCCTCTTGAGGCTGCTCTCTGTACCATGTGGTGTTTTCTTCATTCACATACCACCCATACAGGTAGTTGACTAGTTCTGCCCTACAGCTACTGCACCAATGGGAGAAGTTATGCTTCTCATTGACATAGGTAGTGTATAGGTGAATCAAATCAGTATAAACTTCCTTATCGTAGTTGCGAATGAAAGCGTGTTTTTTGTAGCACTCATATAGTTCAAAGTGCTTCTTGAATAGTTCTAGATCTTCAGGTGTCATAGTTCAAATTTATTGGTGAAATTATCCTCCACATACAGATAGATGAAGGGTACTATACTACTTATAAATATCGCAGATAGTAGATCCGTTTTTAAGATTAGAAAAAAGAGGCTGATCCAAAAGGACATACAAAACGAACAGCTAAAAGGCTTGACCAAATTCCTACCTGTGACTTCCTTAAAAAATTTAGGAAAGTTCAGGATGTAGAAGTAGATCAGGGTTATCCCAATTGATCCTAGTACACTAACTGCTGCTTGATACATTTTCTTATGTTTTTAATTGTGATGAAAATTGAGGTGTGTGGAATGCCTGTCTGCTTTGATACCTTTCTCACAGATCCTAGTTCCACATACATCTTGAGAATCTCCTGATCGTACCAATACAGGGTTTCAATGATCTTAGATATTGAGTCTGCCACCGCTTGACTATTATCTATTTCTTCTTCTTCCTTGATGAACTTGACTATATCCTCCACAGGTACTAGGGCTGCATACATCCTGCCGAACTTCCCGTACTTTGAATTAGTTTGATTGCAGCAGATCCGAACTATCCAAAACTTAAAGACCTGCTTTCCTTTGGCTTCTAGTTCGTGCAATTTTTTTGCATCATATTCCAGGACTATTACCGCTACCTCCTGCCTTAGATCTTCCCAAAGATCTTTTCCTATATTCTGAAATACATATTTGAATTCTTGATCATATAGCCATCCGATCGCTTTCATTTTAGGCTTATTACTTCGCCCGTAGGAAGCCCTGCAAAATCACATAACCATCCATTCCATTCAAAGCGGATCTCCTTATCACGGCCATAATATGAGGCTGCTAGGAGTCTGATCTGCCTCTGCACTATCTCAATACTTTGAAAGCTACCCTTCCCCTTATTCATCCATGCAGACCATTCACCGCTTGAAAGCCTATAGCGGATCTCAAGGGAATAATCTAGTGGTGATTTGGGTAGCATTCTAGGCATTTTCTATCTGTGGCTTATTCGCCATATTTAAGGTAGTCATGACAGGATTCAAACCTGCACGCACAAATAAGGTTATCTTTTTATGCCATCACTTTTACAAGCAGTTCCGATGCGTGTCTACATTCCACCACATGACTATATCTTTTCTTTGATCACTACTTCAAGACCTATAGCCTCACAGATCATCCTAAGATTGAACAGGCTTATGCTTTCCCATCCATTCTCTACCTGATTGATAGGTGCATGAGATAGTCCTAGCTTTTTGCATAGTTCTAGCTGTGTGTATCCGCTTTTCTTTCTTGATCTTCTGATTAGCAATCCTTCTTCTACGCTCATTTGGTTTGTTATTTATTCAAATATAGGGTAAAAATTAATATACTATTTTAAAGGGTGAATTTTGTCTAAAATGGTAGCATCTTAAATATCCCCATGCTGATAAATTCATCACCCTTCTTGACTATGCACTTCCTCACATTCAATTCATACACCATCTTGTCATTGAATCCAAACTTCTTCTGCGCCAAATCTAGGGTAGCTTTTATGGGGTTATCTATGTCTGCTGATTTTGTAGAGAATCCGAAGAATAGTTCTACCCTTAGCATCTGATCAGGATCTATTTTTCCCTTTGGCATTTTCAGCAGCATAGATCTTTCAAATTCTATGTAGGCCTTGGTTCGGAATCTTCTACCCCTGTAGGCTTCATTGACTGAAAGAGGCTTCTGCTTTATATTGAATTGTATCATTATGGCTTTTTAAACACTAGAATATTCTGATGAACCTTGACAAGTTTTTTGCTTTTCATATTTCCATTTGCCCTCATGCTTGCACTTGCTATAGGATTCAATAAAATTGCCTCATTATAAAATTTCATTCCACATTTTTCAAATGCCTTAATAGTATCAGGAACAAAGCCTATATAAAACCCGTTTTTATCCCTTACCTCTCCCACTACAAAACAAGCATACCCTCCACTTTTTAAAAGGTTGCAACTCTTTTGAATTATGCTTTCATATAATTCTAAAAATATTTTGTAGGGCTTATTGCTTATGTCTCCCTCTAGATCACTATAGACTTCTAGATCAGCATACGGGGGGCAACTCATGAGAAGATCAAATTTTGTACTCCATTTATTTTTAAGTAGTTCATTGCTATCCCCTAGATACCATTGAGGCTGATTTTTAATTGATAGAATTTTTAAGGCTTGCTCTCTATTGCTTTGAATTTGTTCATCCCTGATATCAATACCTGTATATTTATATCCTAGATAATTTGCTACAATACCCCTAACAGATCCACCTGCAAAAGGATCTAGAATAGTACCTCCATCTTCACAGAACCAATGATATAAAACTTCACAAAGTGCAGGATCAAAAACGCTCACATAGTTATCCTTATTATCATATCCTTCCTTTTCAGATATTTTTCTGTACATATCTGTTCCTGATTGAATTGCCTTTGAATCTCTACCTACTTCACTTTTCAATCCTTTGCTTATCCAAAGTTTTTTTCTTCTTTGCCAATTTCCGCTTTTTGTATCTAGGATACTGAAAGGTGGTTCAATGAATTTTTCTCTTAGCAATTCATCTCTTATGATTTCGTTCCCAAACAAATCAAATTCTGCTATCATTTTTTTTAATTTAAAATTATTTGCAAGCCTTATAGATAAAGTCCATTCCTATGGTAACTGCCATGACAATAAACATGAACCAAATCCCACAGTCAAAGTCAAAGTGAATCAAAGCAAAGACAGAGAGTAGGGTAGTTTGAATACTGAATAGATCCTGCTTTTTAGGTGTTAGGTTTTCAATTAATTTTTTCATTTTAGAATGGTGTTATAGTTTCTTGATTGAATTGAAAGTCATCATCAGGTGATGGGTATTGAAATTTTGGAAGATTAGAAATCCTTTTTTTCCCTACTCTTGCATTCTCAAAGTAGTCAAAGCCATCCTTCCCCATGTACCTGTTCTTCTTTCTGTTGAAGTCTATGGTGATCTCAAAGGGAATACCTACTAGTTTCTGCTTCTTGATCTTATCCGTTTTGATGATGACTGTGGTATCATTCGGATCTGTTGCCCTGTTTGGTCTCCATATAGAGATAGAATTGTCGGTGCTATCTGCAAAAGTACCACCACCTTTGATTTGGTATAGGGAAGGTGGAGGGTAGTTCCCATCCTTCTCCTTCCTAGGTGTAGTTTGGTGCATGACTAGGTGATAGGATACATTGTTTTTTCTAGTGAAGTTAATCCTGTCCATCATGAACCTAGATGCATACAGGTGTTCAGGTTCTCCTGCTGTCATTTCATGTCTTATCTTTATGTAGGGATCTACCACTACAGCCTTGACATCCTTCTCCCACACTAGGAATTCAAATACAGATTCAATCTGATCTATGGTGAAATCAGGGATTCCATTCTTCTCAGGGTAGACAAAGAAGAAGGAGTCCTTCACCATGTCAAAAGCATTCAAGTATTCCTGCTCACTTACATCAAAGTTCTTGTAGAATCTATCTGTGCTTTTCCCTATGATCGTGTGGATGATGTCATCAAAGAATTCATCAGGTGGGTAGTTCTCAGGGCTAAAGAATGCGAACTTCCATCCCTCATTAATTGCCTTTAGTACACATAGGAAGATCAAGAACTGTGACTTCCCTTCATTGTTATATCCTGTCCACAGATTGAATTCTCCTGCCTTCCATGACCACATCTTATTCTGTATCCCTCCACTACTGATTTGATCTATATCCCTCACATAGGTCTTAGTTCCTGCCTCCTTACCCTTCCTGAAATTCTGTAGCATTGAGTCTCTCTGCCCTGCAAAGGTTTTTATTGATGCCTCACAGAAGTCTAGATCAAAGATCTTTTCTGATTTCTTTTTCATGTGGGGAAGTGTTTATCTATATTCTCTTTCATATCCTGATAGCTTCCTGATCTAGTAGCTACATCTTTGAACCATTGCTTCTCAAACTTATTCCTCACCCGTATTTCATCTTGAAGCATCAAGGTAGTTCCTTTCACTTCATAATCCATTATATTGATTAAATTAATATACTTTTTTTGTAAGGAGTATAGTCTCTTGAGATTTACTTCCATCAAAGCCCAATTCTTAATTTGTTGTGCCTGTACTATCATGCCCCAAATATCCCTATTCAAGTCATTCATTTTCTGTAGATCTTCCGCTTTCATCTTACCACCAATTATCTTCTATAGTTGACTTAGGATACTTAGTTGCTTGTACTTCTGTACTTCCGCTGTATCCTGTACTTGCATTATTTTTTAGGTAGAGATTGAAGGAGTTTTGTGCTTTGCCTATAGTCATGGATTCTCCTTCCTTTAGGATCTTCCAATTTTTGAAGGCTTCCTTTATCTTCTTTTCATCTAGGTTATATATCTCCTGCATTCTATTAAAGAATGGTCTATGCATTGGTTTCTCCTTTGACATCTCTACCTCTACTTCATGCAAAGAAATCAAAGTCTCTTTTTTTATATCATTTACATTACCATTTACATTAACATTTACACCTAGGTTTGCTACATCATTTGTAGCATTGCTAGGTTTTGCTAGACTTTGCTTAGAATTGCTAGACTTTGCTAGACCTCCCTTCTTTCCTGCCTCTGCCCTTTGCTCTTTCTTTTCATCCCAGATTCTAAGATCTCTTTTAAGCTGAGT